ATTATATCCTAGACACTTTTGAAGTGACACTACTGGATAACAGATACACTTTACAAACAATTATGGAGAAAACACAATGAAGACATTACAAGTCGACCCAGCTTACTACATCTCAACTGTAAACGATTATAGTAAATTTGCAGATGCAGTTATGGACGTGGGGCCTTCACCCTGCGTCAGATATGATTGTCCTATGTTCAATGAATGCAAGTCCGAAGAGAAGGAATGTTTTGCATTTAGAATTTGGGTCAATAATGGTGGTGAGTTGAATGAGAAACAACAACTAAAAATGGGAACTAGATTTGAATCAATTAAGTAAAACACTTGACAATGACCTTCACTTTTTAGTATACTATACAAGATGAGAAAAATAACTAATAACTTAAAAGGAGACTATATGGATAAAAGAAGTTATAACAGAGATGAATCGATTACCGTTGGTGGGAAACCGTTTCATTTTACACCCGATAGGAAGGAATTTTTGGAAGCACTTTCCAAGTCATATCCCGAACAGACGGTTTTTACTAAAGAAGAAATTAATGCAGTGGGTTCATTCCCATACTGGGTTAAATCTTCAAGGTATGATTTTAGAGACAATGGTGTCTTCAATCTTACTCAAGTTATGGGTGGATACAACGGTGGATATACTGAATCTGCAATTGTCCCACCAGTAGAACAACCAAAAGTTGTTCCAGTTCCAGCACCAGTTGCTAGTTCTAACATGCCAGTTGCAGCTGCTACTGCTTCTGTTAATATGAATGACAATGTCAAAATCATTCCCGAGAAAATGTCTAACTATGTTCCTTTCGGACACTTCAAAGATGTCAAGAACATAATCAAGTCTAAAATCTTTTTCCCAGTATTCATTACTGGACTAAGTGGTAATGGTAAAACATTAATGATTGAACAAACTTGTGCTCAATTGAAGAGAGAACTCTTCAGAGTCAATATCACTATTGAGACAGACGAAGACGACCTAATGGGTGGTCACACTCTTGTTAATGGTAATGTCGTCTTCAGAGAAGGCCCTGTTATCAAAGCAATGAGAAAAGGTGCTGTCCTTCTTCTTGACGAAGTTGACTTGGGTTCTAACAAACTTATGTGTCTACAATCAGTTCTTGAAGGTAAAGGATACCTAATCAAGAAAACTGGTGAGTGGGTTTCACCTAAAGAAGGTTTCACCATTCTTGCTACTGCAAACACTAAAGGACAAGGTTCTGATGATGGAAAGTTCATAGGAACTCAAATCATGAATGAAGCCATGTTGGAAAGGTTTGCAATCACAATGCAACAAGAATATCCACCAGTGACTACTGAGAGAAGTATTCTTAAAAAAGAAATGGAATTGACTGGAGATGTTGATACCGAGTTCTGTCACAAACTAGTAGATTGGGCAGACATTATCAGAAAAACCTACTATGAAGGTGCGATTGATGATGTTATTACCACTAGAAGATTGGTTCACATTGTGAATGCATTCAGAATGTTTGACGACAAACTGAAGTCAATCACTATGTGTATTTCAAGGTTTGACGAAGAGACTAGAAATAGTATCCTCGACCTCTACTCCAAGATTGATGCTGGAGTAGACTTGAATGCAGAAAACCCAGTTGACGAAACTGAGTCTTCAGAGTATAATGACTAGTATGGGATTATTTAAGACTAAGTCAAAACCAATTGACTACAAATATGACGAGGGAGAACTTCTTAAAGAGTTCTCCACGTATATTGATACAACTTATGACCAACACTACAGTTTAAACAAATACCAGTCCACTGAATTTATAATTGACAGTGGTCATGGGGAAGGATTTTGTATCGGGAACATACTAAAGTATGCCCAAAGATACGGAAAAAAAGGTGGGAAGAATCGTGCAGATATACTTAAAGTATTACACTATGCATTATTCATGCTTCACGTTCACGACAAAGCGATAAAGGAGGCTAACAAGTGATGAAAATTAGTAATGATACGAGGAATATCTTCAAAAATTTCTCAACAATAAACCAAGGGATTAAAGTAAGTAGTGGAAACACACTTCAAACAATCTCTAATATGAAAAACATTCTTGCAGTTGCAACTGTGTCTGAGGACTTTCCTCAAGATTTCAGTATCTACAATCTGCCAGAGTTTTTAGGTGCAACCAGTTTACTGGAAGACCCCGATTTTAATTTCGGTGATGCAAGTCTAACAGTTGCAGACACAAATTCTAGTCTTGCGTATTTTTATGCAAGTGAAGGAATGGTGACTTCACCCGAAAAAATGATAACAATGCCTGATGCAGAAATCGGTATTGATATCTCTTCTACACTTCTAAACGAGTTGCAGAAAGCAGCAAGTGTTCTAGGTGTCGGAGATTTAATTCTTTCTTCAAATGGAACTACAATTAAATTGGAAGTGACTGATAAGAAGAATGCAACTTCAAACACATTCTCAAGAATCGTGGGTGAAGGAAATGGTGTTTCATACACTATGAACTTTAAGATTGAGAACCTTAAAGTATTAGATGGAAACTATGAAGTTCTAGTTTCTTCAAAAGGAATCTCACACTTTAAAAACAAAGATGTGGATTTAGAATACTTTATTGCATTGGAGCCTGATTCAAAATACAATGTTTAACCTATATAATAGAGTAAGTATTGCAATAGTCTCTGCAATGCATACGGGACATAAGACATCTCATCAATCTTCAAGGGTTCTTATGACAGTTAATTCGGAGGGGTTTTAACTTCTTATGATGAATGAATTTTTATTTGTAGAAAAGTATCGTCCTCAAACAATTGAGGACACGATACTACCCGAGGGTATTAAGAATACTTTTAGAGAATTTGTAAAACAGGGAGAGATACCAAATCTCATGTTATGTGGTTCTGCTGGTGTTGGTAAAACAACAATTGCAAAGGCACTATGCAACGAACTGGGTGCAGACTTTATAGTAATCAATGGGTCAGACGAAGGTCGTTTGATTGATACCTTAAGAACTAAAATTAAAAACTTTGCATCTACAGTTTCACTTAGTGGTGGGTCAAAGGTTGTTATCCTTGATGAAGCAGATTACATTTCTGCAGACTCAGTTCAACCTGCCTTGAGAAACTTCATAGAGGAGTTCTCTTCGAACTGTAGATTTATCTTTACTTGTAATTACAAGAATAGAATTATTAAACCACTACATTCAAGAACAACAGTCATAGACTTCAAACTAACACCCAGTGATAAACAACAACTTGCTGGAATATTCCTTTCAAGACTTAAACAAATTTGTGATAACGAAAGTATTAAGTATGACGAAAAGGTTTTGGTTGAACTTATATTAAAGTTCTTCCCCGATTTCAGAAGGTGTATCAACGAGGTTCAAAGATATGGAGTCAGTGGTGTAATAGACACTGGTCTTATTGCAACACTAGCCGAAGAGAAACTAACACCACTTATTGATATGATGAAGGATAAGAACTGGACTTCTATGAGGAAGTGGGTTGCACAAAATAGTGATAATGATTTTGATACTTTGTTTAGAAAAGTCTTTAATACACTTGAACAAAGACTAGAACCTTCTAGTATTCCAGCAAGTGTTTTGATTATTGCAGACTATCAATACAAGTCTGCTTTTGCAATGGATAGTGAAATCAATTTCGTTGCATGTCTTACCGAGATTATGTCTGAGTGTAAGTTCAAGTGATTGAACTATTAGTGTGGAGTCTAATAGTAATTACATGGTTGTCAGTAGGACTTCATGTAGTAAAAGAGTATGTGATAAATCACATGGGAGAATAAAATGAGTAAAATTAAACCAATGATGAAAAAACCAAGTTTGTTTAGAAGAACTGTTATGGGTTTTGTAAATGCATGGAGAAGAGTAATGGACGTGAGATACAATCCACTATCACTGATTCCCGACCCGAGTTTACAGACATACTTTATGTTAGTCTTGTTCACTGTATGGAGTGTGTTCTTTGGATTCTTAGCTGCAAACTATCTAGGAATGTTTAACTACAATACAGTTATAAGTATCTTTATCCATGTAGGTATTTTATTACCAATGGCATTCACTAATGCAATCTTTATAGATGCAGAGAGAGACGGACACAAATGGTTAAAAGAATGGAAAGATGAACAAAACAGATATACTATTGTTGCAAACAGACTCAAAACTAAAAACCTAGTTATGTGGAATCCAAACAAAGAGGCATAATGGGAAAGTTAAGACAATGGTTTTTTAGATGGTTAGACAATCAAGTCGAAAAATCATTACAACGAAGTGCAGATAAACAGTTTAAAAAGGGGAGAGAAAATGACACAATATGATGAGAGAGTCGAAAAACAAAGACTTAAAATAGAAGCAGAAGCATGGTCAAAGGGTGTTAAATCTGCACATGCACATTCACTGAATTCAATGTGGTATGATACAAGACCACAAGACACTGAAAATGGAAGAGGTGTCTTAGATATTCAATACAATGACGAAACAGTTAAAAGAACTTTAGACAACGGAGAAATCTATATCTTTGGAACTCCATTGAAAGGACAAGCCTTAATTGATTCTTATATAAGAAGCACTTAATGTCTAAAAGAAATCCATTCGATTTTGTAAAATCGGTCTCTTCCGATAAAACTGATATCATGGTTGATGATATCGAAGAGAAATCATATCAACCATTCTTAATAAACAAAGCATTATCTTATCACCAAGATTCTGTTTTTCTTACTAACGAAATGAACATTAGACATGGTGTAGACAATCGTCTTCAATATGTCTTTTTCCTAAATACTCTTAGGAAACGTCAAAGGTTCTCCAAGTGGAGTAAACCTTACGTTAGTAAAAAACTCGATATAATTAAAGATTATTATCAGATATCAACAAAAGAAGCAAAAGAATATGCAACTTTACTATCTGAAAAACAATATCGTGAATTGAAAAACAGTATGAAAACTGGTGGTAGAGATAATGGATAACCAAGAAGAAATAGTAAAAGGCCTAGTAGAGGTCACATTCCCCGAAAAAGACGATTTTTTAAAAATTAGAGAAACACTTTCTAGAATAGGTGTCGCATCAAGAAAGGATAAGGAATTATTTCAGTCTTGTCATATTCTACACAAACGTGGTAAGTATTATATCACACATTTCAAAGAGTTATTCAAACTCGATGGTAAACCTTCTAATCTTGATGAGTCAGATATTGCACGAAGAAACACTATAGTGTCACTTTTAGAACAATGGAAACTAGTATCTGTAGTCAATAAGACACAAATTGAAGACCCAAAAGCACCCCTAAGTCAGATAAAAATTATACCATTTAGAGAGAAATCCGAATGGAAATTGACAACAAAATACTCAATCGGTTCCCAAAATTCCTAAATACAACTGTTATAAATAAATGACAAATGGAGGAAACTATGTTATCAAGCATAATAGACTTTATTATGGGGATTTGGAACTTACTTATGGTAATTCCAGTCGTTATATCTATTTGTAGTGTTATTGTCGCTTTGACACCAACACCCGCAGATGATAAGATATGGGCAAAGGTATACAAATACCTAGAAGTTCTTGCACTAGTAATAGGTAAAGCCAAGAATAAAAATCCATTGTTAGAAAAATAAACTGAGGAAATGTAATGGAAATCATAATTGGAATAATAGCTGTTGTAGGTATTGTTTACTTTATTCAAAATAAGAAGGATAAAGGTTCAAGTGTGTCAAAACCGACACCAGCACCTAAACCTAAAACACCAAGTGTTGCAGAATTAAAGAAACTTACTAAAAATCAACTCTTAGAAATGGCAGATAAGAAGAGTCTTAAAGTCAAGAAGAGTGGTTCTAAAGCAGATGTTATAAGTGAATTACGAAAACAGTTATAAACTGAACGTAATAACAAAAAGGGTGCTTTGCACCCTTTTTTATTGTCTATAGACAATTCAAAGTATAAATAAAGGTATGGATATATTTGGTTTGATAAGTGACGTGGGAGCTCCGATTGCTGGAAGTCTAGTGATGGGTTTCTTTATTTTTACAGTTATCAAACAAATACTCGAAGGTGTCGTTGATTCTATCAAGACCCTTACCATGTTTTGTAAGAGTTTAGAGAATCGTGCAAGAACAATGTCTAACGAAATGATTAAGATAGACATGTTAGTGTCAAGTGCCTTAGAACTCAGACCCGATATAGAGAGAATTGCACGTGCAGAGAACTTTATAGAAGACGGGAAACTTGATGTGAGAAGGGAC